CAACAATGGTTGGAAGAACAGCAGCGCATAGACGCTTGCAACAAGGCTTTGGCCGAACTGCTGGCCGTCATTAACGAACAACTGGAGAAGGTCAATGAGCGAACTGCTCAAAATTAACGTCAACGATCACGTTGAAAAGAAAGGCAACCTGTCGTACCTGTCATGGGCGTGGGCGTGGGCTGAAGTTCTGAAGATTGACCCCGCAGCCCGCTACACCGTGCATGAGTACGAGGGCGGTATGCCGGTGTGTTATCTCAAGAACAACACGGCAATGGTCAAGGTCAGCGTAGAAATTAAGGGCGACATCAAGACCTGCCTGCTCCCCGTCATGGACAACCGTAACCGCAGCGTTGTTGATCCCGACTCATTTGCGGTCAACACGGCCATTATGCGTTGCCTGACCAAGTGCATCGCGCTGCACGGCCTTGGCCTCTACATTTTCAGCGGTGAGGACTTGCCTGAAGGGGCAGCGCCACAGGTTGACCCCGATCTGGTCGCGCTGATTAACGGGGCGGTGTCGGTGGAAGAACTGACCAAGTTGTTCAAGCGCCTGACCAAAGAGCAGCGCATGACACACATTGACCAGTTTACCGCCCGCAAAAAAGAATTGACCGGCCCGGAGGCTGCATGAGCGCGCCAATAACGTATTTCACGGAGAACCACGCGGCCAGCATGACGCTGCGAGACTATTTCGCAGGGCAAGCGTTAGTGGGTTTGCTCGCTAACCCAAAACTAGAAAAAGCCATCTTGGAAAAACAGGATTGGATAGAAAGAACGGTTTGGCTGTGGGCTGATGCCGTAATAGATCGCAGACACAAGGACAACAGATAATGGAACAGCGCACAGACGATTGGTACAAGGCTCGGCTTGGCAAGGTCACCGCCTCCCGCGTGGCTGATGTGGTCGCCAAAACCAAAAGCGGCTACAGCGCCTCCCGCGACAACTATATGGCCGACCTAATCGTGGAACGGCTGACCGGCCAGAAGGCCGCAGGGTTTAGCAGCGCCGCAATGGAGTGGGGCGTAGAGCAAGAGCCGTTGGCTAGAGCCGCCTACAGCGCCCGCACAGGCGAGTTGGTGGAGGAGGTGGGGTTTATAGACCACCCGACGATAGCCATGTCAGGCGCTTCCCCAGACGGCTTGGTAGGCGAGGGCTGCGTGGAGTTTAAGTGTCCCAACACGGCGACCCATTTGGAGTACCTGTTAGCCGGTAAGCCGCCCGAAAAGTATGTGACGCAGATGCAATGGCAAATGGCCTGCACAAACCGTCCGTGGTGCGATTTTGTGAGTTATGACAGCCGCCTGCCCGAACATCTGCAAATGCTGATCGTGCGTATAACGCGAGACGATAAACGCATCGCCGAGTTAGAGGACGAGGTGCGTAAGTTCCTCGCAGAACTAGACGAGAAAGTTACCAAACTGAAGGAGTTGAAACTGTGACCCAATACGATCCGAACATGAAAGGCGTTTTATTCCGTAATGACAAATCTGGGAATGAGAAGCGGCCTGACTACCGTGGCTCGGCGGTGATTAACAACGTGGACTACAACCTGTCGGCTTGGATTAAAGCCAGCCAAAAGACGGGCGATAAATACATGAGCATAAAGATTGAGGCGAAGGGTGAGGGCAAGTTAGCCCGTACTGGCGAACCGCAACGCCAGCCGACCAAGAAGCCCGAGATAAACGAGAAGAATTGGGATGACCTTGACACCCCATTCTGACTTTGAGGCGAGGTTTAGGGCGAGTCGCCCGGCAGAGATTGTCGTGGCGACTTACCTCCTCAACATCGGGCATACGGTGACGCTGCCCAAACGTCGGATCGCCAAAGACTTTGCCGACCGGGCAGAGTACGCCGACAAGGGCGATATATACGCCTCGGGCAAGCGCATAGAGGTAAAGCACATCAAGCACGATTTCCAATATCAGGCGTGGCCGTTTGAGACTGCCGCTATCTGCGCCAAGAAGTCGTTTGATGCCGCCGATCCTCGCCCTGACTACTACTACATCGTTAACGCCAGCATGACCGTAGCGGCGCTGGTGGACGTTGCGACAACGTTCCCAGATTGGGTGGTGCGTCGCATCACCGACAAGGAACGCGGCTACGATTACGACGTATACGCCGTGAAGCCCGAATACCTCGGCTGGCGGTACATAGATTTTGAGGAGCGGCTATGAAACGGTTTTTGTCATTAGGCGCTGGAGTGCAGTCATCAACCCTTGCGTTGATGATTGCCCACGGTGAGCTAGAGCCGGTTGAGGCCGCCATCTTTGCTGACACGGGCTGGGAGCCACGCAAGGTGTACGAATGGTTAGATTGGTTAGATGCTGAAATTCAACGATGCCCGCGCCCGTTCCCAATTTACCGGGTAACGCAAGGCAGCATTCGGGACGACATTATTTCTGGCACAAACTCAACGGGGCAGACGTTCCGATCTGTACCGTGGCATTTGCTTAAACCGAATGGCGAAACCGCCATGAACAAGCGGCAATGTACAAGCGAATACAAAATTAAGCCTGTGCATAAGAAACTGCGTGAATTGCTCGGTTATAAGCCTCGGCAGCGAATACCAAAAGACGCTTGCCAGTTGTATATGGGCATCTCAATGGATGAGATTTTTAGAATGAAGCCTTCATGGCAGTCATGGCTAGTTCATGTGTGGCCGCTTATTGATAAAGGCATGGCGCGGCACGACTGTTTGGCGTGGATGGAGCGTAAAGGCTACCCGCTGCCGCCAAAGTCTAGCTGTATTGGCTGCCCGTTCCACAATAACGACGAATGGCGATCAATTAAGTCTGACCCTGAAGCATGGGCTGACGCCGTAATGATTGACAAGTTGATCCGTAAGCCTCGCGGAAACTTCCAGTCAGAACAATTTATGCACCGCGACCGCGTTCCGCTTGACCAAGTGGATTTGTCCACAGCGGCAGACCACGGGCAGGTGGATATGTTTAATAACGAATGTGAAGGGATGTGCGGAGTATGAAGGTATTTATCGGCTGGGATAGCCGCGAGGACATCGCGTATCAAGTGTGCCGCAAGAGCATCCTCAAGAACTCTAGCGTTGAGTTGGATATCCAGCCCATCGTGCAGTCAGAACTTCGGGAGCGTGGACTTTACTGGCGAGAGACTGATCCGTTGTCGTCTACGGAGTTTTCGTTTACCCGTTTTCTGACCCCATACCTCGCCGGTTACGACGGCTGGGCGGTATTTGTAGACTGCGATTTTCTGTTTCGGGGCGATATTGCGGGACTGCTGGACTACGCCGACGGGGCAAAAGCCTGCTTTCTTGTAAAGCACGACTATCGGCCTACCGAAACCGTCAAGATGGACAATAAGACGCAGCATCTCTATCCACGAAAGAACTGGTCATCTTTCATGTTTATCAACTGTGGGCATCCTCAAGTCAAGGCTCTCACGCCCGAGGTGGTGAACCGCGAGACGGGGATGTACTTACACCGCTTTAATTGGCTCACCGATGACGTAATCGGGGAATTGCCGATTACATGGAACTACCTTGAGGGGTGGTATACCCGCGACCAATGCCCGAACCCAATTGCCGTTCACTTTACCCGTGGTGGCCCGTGGTTTAAGGACTACATGGATGTGGAGTACGGCGAGGAGTGGATGCGTGAAGCGCATATTTCCTAAAGGAACCACCCCCGATCAGTTAGCCGTAGCGGCTACGCGCATGGTGCAGGGCTTATCGCCTGACCGTGCGTGGTGCATAGAGGTGCTGGAGTGGAAAAAGCCGCGCACCGACCATCAGAATCGCTTTCTGTGGGGTGTTTGTTATCCAGCAGTCCTAGAGGGCGGTGGCGAGACGCTGGCAGGTTGGACGCGAGACGACCTACATGAGTACTTCCTTGGTGAGTGCTTTGGCTGGGAGACGCTGCAAGGCTTTGGTCGCAAACGTATGCGGCCGCTCAAACGCTCTAGCAAACTGACCAAGCAAGAATTCAGCGATTATCTGTTATTTCTAGAAACACGCTGCGCCGAAATGGGCATCGTCATACCGGAGCCGGTGTATGAACCTGCGTGATCAGGCAAGAGATAGGGGCTGCATGGTGCGCTTGCCCGGTATCTGCAACCACAACAGCGCAACGACCGTATTGGCTCACATACGCCTATCAGGGGTTAGCGGCATGGGCATTAAAGCTGATGATCTGCTCGGCGCGTGGGCGTGTTCTGCGTGTCATGACGCCGTAGACCGCCGATTCCGTACCGATCTTGACCGCGACTATGTGCGCCTTGCTCACCTTGAGGGCATGGTGCGAACCATCGCACAACTACGCAAAGAGGGGTTGATATGAGCTTCATGGTGGATACGCCGTACACCACGGCCTACGTTCGCAATGAGTTTCTGTACGACCAGCAGGAAGGCCACGGCGATTTCACCCTTTGCACCGTCCTCGGCTTCAGAGCGGAGCCAATGCGCGTACCCATGTTTAGCGTGATGCTGGAATGTGGCGCTATGTGGGCAAGGATGCCCATACACGCGATCTGCTCCAAGCCCTGCGACCCGTTGCCGCTTAACGTCTGCGTGTGGTGGGATTCATTCAGCCGGTTCTGCGAGGTGCGCGAGATGCGGTTCTTGCGTAACCACCGCGTAGAAGCGTATTGCCGCGACAAGGTGCTGCGGTCAGGCGTGTACTTGTTTAGCGTGTTCTGGGCCAATGGCGGTTGGTCGGAAATACCTGACCAATCCAAGGATCACCACATCATCGCGTTAGATAGCGGCCAATGGGTCGCCATGCCCAACAATAAATTGCGTTGGATAGACCCTTCGCACTTACATGGCGAAATACCGAGAGGCTGGAAATCACCTAGCACCAATTACAGCGTGGAGGCATTACCGTGAGATGGATCATCAACCTGTGGCGCAAGCTCAAAGCCGACCGCAACCGTGAATGGCGCTCTGTGCCAGCCCCTA